GATATCATGCGACGTTGACCAGCGATATCGCCTAACTCCTGCCGAACTTGCGCGATTCATCGAGAATTTACTAAAAAAGAGGGAAGTTTCCTGACGGGCGAGAAACTCGGCCTTATTCGCGGATACGTCCCATTCGCTCATGATCATATCAGTTAAGGAATCGTCACTCTCGGACGTTTGATACCTTTCGACCATATCCCTTAATCGGGTTGTTTGTTCCGGAGTCCAGTTTTTGACGTTCAGTTTTTGGGAATCGTTATAATCCCGGCGCAATTTCTCAGCGGTACGGCGGTCAAGAGTCGGACGGATACCGAGGGGAAGCGTTTCCGCGATATCGTCATTCATAGCGAAAAGGGGTAAATCAAGGCCGAAAGAAAGCGTTTTTATGGTTTCATCAACCTGCGCGGACATAGCGTCAATCTGCTTGTTTATCTTTTCGACAAGAGCTTTTCGGTTTCCCTCGGCCTTAAGAGCCGCGGCCAATACGTCAGCAGGAGGTCTCCCTTTCCACGTATTTGACCTCTTGTCGAAAGTAGCGAACCGGGAAAGCTCGCGCGAAATAGCGACGTTATACGTTCCGGAAAAAACGCCCGATGCATATTTTATCTTACCCTTATTGATTGCCGCAACCAAAGGCGAGGGTGACGCGTTGTTTAATACCGTTGGCTTAGCGATATCTAAGAGCGGCGCAAAGTACGTGTCATAAAAAACTTTGCGGAGGTGTTCGTTAGTATCGGAAAAGTACGAAGGTTTAACGCGGAGCATTTTTACCCTTAAGAGCATTCTTCACCGCGTCCCGCGCAGCCTTAAAAACCTCAATCCCTTTATTTTCCTTTACCGGGTCAACTGACGCACTCCCACCCGGAGGCAATGGGCGAGCTTGGAATTTAGCCGCCAAATCAGCGGATATTGTTTCACCCTTTGCCAGTTCGTCGCCTATAGCCTGACCGTCAGTAATCAGTCCGCGATCGTAGAGCATACAAATCCGATTTATTTCCGAGGCTTTAATCTGTTCGGCTTCCAGAGCAGGCAGGGCCTTAAGAGGCGGGAACTTGAAGCGGAATTCCGGAACATAGCCCCAAAGGTTCGCGCAGGCAAGCTCAATCATTTGTTTTATCTGCGAGCGCATTTTCGCCTGTATTTCTGATTGGACCATTTCGTTATAGTTGTCCGCGTCACCCTCGCCGGTAGCATTAAGTCCGGAAGCGGACGTACCAAAAAGCTTTGTCATAGGGATACGCAAGGCCGAGGCAATGCCTATACGATTCTCGCGCATAACGTCAGCGAGTCCCGCAAAGGTCAATGTTTTCTGTTCGTATTCTTCCTCAGCATCCAAAATAAGGGCATTGATATAGCTCTTCACCTCATTGGCGGCTTTGATACGTGAGGCAATGGCGTTTGTGCCTCCTGCGGTTAAAAGCTTATTTGCAAGGCCTTTTATCTTGTAAATGTCAATCTTGGATTCGTCGAGGATTTCGTAAAGGACATCCTGAGTCTTAAGATAGTTGTTCAAGTCTCGGAGCATCCGCTCGCCCTCGCTCATACCCCAGCCGCGCAACTGACGTCGAATATACGACGGCGCACGCTTGCCGGTCATAAAAATGATACGCGAGGTATGTATCGGCTGTCCCTGATAATACAAAAGATCAGCCTTTGTCATATCGTCATAGCCGAGGAATTCGTCAAAGTTGGATGACTTGGCAGAAACTTGCCATCGGTCGAAATCATAAAACTCAATCGGCGCACCTTTCATGCGGCGCAAATTAAGGGGTTTTTCCGGGTCTTGATCAGTATTGATAGCCAATCCACCACCACCATACACGCGCTCCCAAGATTTAGCGTCTTCAAGATGTTGCCAAGCGTCATGGTCTTCGAACCAGTCAAGGATCTGGTCAACGTCTTCAGGAGACATTTGCGCCGATTCTATAACTATTCTTCGCGCCAAAGCGTCCTGTATGGGTAACTGTACGGCTGTCTGAAACAAGCCATTACCAGAATAGAGGTAGGTCAGAACTATGCGATTGAGCGTTATGAGTGAATAATTATTGGAGTATGCAGTCGTCCCGTACCCTGACAGCGAACTTCCCCCGGTTACGGACGATGCCGCCAAAAGGCCGACGAGTTCCGACCCGGAGTTTAAAAGCGCTGCACGTGTGTGTTTTTTTTGCGTCATGGAATTATAATACCCCCTAAAAAGGATTATGACCAGTCAACGTCTAAAATATTAACTTGTCCCGTGTGTTCGTGCATTTTCATGATAAGACAGTCTAAAAGATGGTCGTCGCCATCCTGAAGCTTCGGCATTTGATTGCCGTTCTTATCTCGCGCCCATGCGTACGTAGAGATTTCGCGCACCATATTGGTCGAGCCTTCGATTACATGAATCGTGTACCCCTGCAAGCGCGTTGCTACGTCCTCTTTGTAGTTTGCCTTTTTCTGTACGCCCTTGATACCCATGAGCCCCAAACGGTACAAATCGCCAATAATGTCAGGCCGCGCACAGTCAGCCGTTACCTCTTCATATTCTGTCACCCCGGCGCTTTTTAATTCTGAGTATAAAACATCGTTGAAAAGGTCAGTTTTATATACCAGTTCCTTAAACCATATTTCCCGTGTAGCCTCGCGCACCCAAACGCGACCCGCTGCCGAAGGATCGTTAGAAAACCCAAAGTCAAGCCCGACGCCAATATCGGTATGAATCATTTCATCAGGAACCTTGCTAACAATATCCCACTTGGTAAAGACGCACCCTTCCATCTTGGTAAACTCACCCAGCGCCCATAGCTTGTACTTTTCCGGGTTCGTCTCTTTGTAGCCCTCAAGCACCTTGCGTGACGCCTCAGGGCAAAAGGCATTGTCTTTGTACCATGTGCGGAGAACAAGGGCTTTGCCGGTAGGCGTGTCGAATATAACCGCCTTGCTCAGTTCGTGCGGAACTTGAAGAAAACGGCGCTGAAGCCAGTGCATCGAGCCGGGAATTTGCGCTATCGGATTGAAAAGCAAAAAAATCTGTCCGTTATAGTTTCCCGGAGACAATCCGGCATCCAGGGAATCGAACTCATTTTCTGACAGTTCGTTCGCTTCGTCTATCTCTATCTTGGTCGCCCCAACCAGGGAGCGTATCTTCATTTCATCATCAAGGCCAAAGCCCCGGAACCTTGACCCATTAGGAAGCCCTATTTCCTTGTCAGTTTTGTTTTGGTCAACCCTGATGTTGTTACGGTTAAAAAAGCCCGTATGTTGCGAATAAATAGAATCCTTGACCGTTGCCCCCACCTTACGAATAAGCGGGATAAAATGTCCCGGCTCTGAGGCCGCGGTAATATCAAGTATCTGTCCGACATCGTGACTCTTGCCGCTTCTGCGTCCTCCATACACGATAAAATACCGGACATCTTGGCGGAGCCGTCCGTCGGCAAAAAGTTGCTTGTATACGTCGTTTATCTGGATGTGGGGCATTTACTTCTTTTTCTTTGAGGACGTGACAAAATCCAGCGTGAAATTCCGGTCATTGCCTTCTGAGTCGGTCAGTCCGATTTCTTGCTTATCACGCCATTCTTTGGGCTTTCGATTCTTCAGCCAGAAAATAATGGCCGTTGCATTCGGAGGTAGCTTTTCCCGGAACTTCGCTATTTCTATTTTGGAAAAACCTTTTCCGGTTCCGACAGTCATCGGGCGTTCAGCATCATACTCGTAACCCATAGCCAATTCATACAAAGAACGTTCGACTCGAGCGTCGGCAATTTCCTTGCCACGCTTTACGGCGTCAGAAAAATCTGGCTTCTCGTGCATCCAAACGTTAAGGGTTTCCCTTGTTATCCCAAGTTTTGCAGCAATTTCCGGATTAATAAGCCCTTGTCCGGCTGCCTCTTCGGCTATTTTGCACATGGAAGGCAAATATTTTGAAGGGGCGCCAAGCTTCTTTTTTGTTTTAGCTACCGGCATGATCCCTCCCGAATATCTGTCCATGACGATTCCTTTTTTTTCGGAGTTTGAGCGATTAATTCATCAGCCATCTTCCCGGCAAGGGAATTGACGGCTTTGTCTATATTTTTGGGGGAGGCGTACTTTGCCCTTATTGCGTCCAGATCGTGAGTTTTTCTGATTATAGTTTCGGCGGTGTAGTTAGGCATGGATCAGCCCCCAGTCCTTCGCGGCTTTCATAGCGCCATCAAGGGTATCAACCACGGTATACGGCCAGTTATTACGCGTGCAGGTATCCTCGAAGGTAATTTGTCCCTCGGATTGTTTGCCCGCTGATTTCTTGTTTGTCGCGGGCTTTTTCAGTTCTAAGCAATAAAAACGGTTTTCGCCTTTCTTGAACAGCAAGAGATCAGGAGCCCCGGAACGGAAACCCATGGCAACCAGCCGCATATATTTCTTGACTGACATATCGGTAATCTCGCCGTTTGGTACTTGCATTGCATAGACACCAAAAAGAGAGAATGCTTTGACTATTTCAGCCTGTAATCGACTTTCGGCATAATCACGCTTCATGCTATTCTCCTGACGTTTCGGAATTCGATATCATAAACAGCCCCGTCATATTTAAGGTCAGTCTCTTTGCCATTCAACCTAAAAGTTACCTTTGAAATAATTGCCTCAAGTTTTGGCGCGTCTTTTTTATATCCGCGTCTAAACTCTATTGTCAAATCTTCTTTGTGTTTTAATTTCCAAATTAATACTTTTGTTATTCGTTTCGCCCAGTATTGCTTTGCTTGTCGGTATTCGTGCGTTTTTTCTCCGCTTTCGATTTTGTCGAACCATTCGCCTTTAAGAACAAAATATAGGGTCATTTCTTTTTTCCTCCCTCAGGGACACTCACACACTTCACCTCTCCCCCGAATCCGCAGAGAGTCGCTTCGCAGTTTACGGTTGGCTCATGAGGTTTGCCATGTTGGCAGGCGGGAGCATGATGACACGTTCCAGCTTTAATACAAATCTGTTGCATATAAATAGTGTACCCCTTTTTGGTATAAAAATAAAGTGTATGAAAAAAGATACTCTTGTTATAAAAACAGACACGCAATTCGTAAAACGAAATCGGACAGGACAGGGGTTCTT